TAAACAAGATTATTGAATAAAAATCCTTAACCGGTATTTATGGTTATGACTAGACCAAGAAAAAAAGAGATTAATTTAAGTAAAGATTCCATTTTGTCTCTTTTACAAGAAATTTACAACGAACTTGTAGAACAAAGAGCAACCGCCATCAGAGTCCAAAATAAAATGTTAACAATGTTAAAAGACCCTGAAGACATGACGGTAATTGGACCGGTATTAGAAAAACAACAAAAGGTTATTAATGATGTTGTTGAGAAAAAATTAACTTTGGCAAAATTACAATCAACGATTTGGGAAAAATCAAGTAATAAAGAAGATGATAATATGTCATTGAGTGACATTGATGATGATATGTTACAATCATTAATAGCCAAAGACACCGAACAAATCCAATCTGATAAACCATACAGGTTAAAATAATTTAAATGCCAGGGTTAGATTATAATGAGGATTATTTACAAACCGAGAATAAAATAAAATCTCTTGAAACTTATAACCAAGTAAAAGAGTCTGAAAACCAAATTTTATCTCAACAACAGTCATCTATGGAAATGGATGCTGCTCAAACATCTACGCCCTTATCACAAATTCAAAACGAATCAAAACGTTTTCAAAGACAGGTTAAAACACAACTTGATAGATTATTAGATTTAAATCAATTATTACCTGAAAACCGAGTATCTGGTTATACCAACGTACAAACAGTAAAATTGGTAAAAAAACAATTTACTGAGGCTTTAACTCAAATACAATCTGAAATACCTCAAATTATTTTAGATGAAATGCTTAAACAACTTGGTTGTTCACAACAACAAACTTATGACATTTCCGTATTTGCTACTGGTATTTATATTCCCGTTGAAAGTATAGATTTGATGGGTTGGTTAAAGATTAAACCAGGTACCACCATTGGAAAACTATTTTACGAGGGAAAAGTACGTGACATTTTTACAGGTTTTACCACAACAACAACAACTATAAATCCGACTAAACAACGAAATCCATTTAATATGAATTTAGAGATGTACAATCGTATTCAAAACGAGGGACAATCTTATTCAGATGTTTATGGTAGAGATTATTTGGGGTTATCTAATTTACCATTATTTAATTTTGAATTTGTTACAAAAGATTCATTAGGTATATCTGGTAATTTCTTTAAGGTAACTTTAGCCGATAGAGACCAAACCTCAACAGGAACAACAAAAAATCTTGTAGGTCAATTTATTCAAGATTATTTTAAAACAATAAAACTTGTTGATAAAAGATTAATATTTTTATTGGCATTAGAATTACTATTTGGAACACTTTCAATTCAACTAAAATCAGGTTCGGGAAAAATTAAAGATAATTTATTTTTTGAACGACTATTAAATCGAATATTAGGGTTATGTTTTGATAACCGTAGTCAAATTGATGTAAGTGGTACCGCAAAAGTAGCACCTTTAGATGGCGTAAACGATAGTTTTTTTGAACTTACAGATATTGATTTACTTCAATTAGAAAGTAAATTATCCGACATTCAATTAGGTGTCGTTGAATACCAAGATTGTACAAATGTAAAATTACCATTAAACACTGAAGAAATGTTAAATACTCTTTCAGAAATGGATGGTATTGATGATAATGATACCGCAAAGTTATCCGATATTTTTGAAAAAGTTATTAATTCAACAAAGGGTAATATTGAATGGCCTCAAATAGATGCTATTGGTTTAAAGATTGATAGTGAAATGATTAAGGCAATTCCAAAGTCATTATTTTTTGCCATCCTATCACCAAAAGTTTTATTACCATTTATGACAATGGTAAAAGCGTTAGAATCAACATTAGGTGGTTATGGTAATTCAGCAGTTGACAGAGTTAATGATTTAGAATCATTTATGAAAACATTTAAAGTTTTCAATGTGAATGTAATGTCAAGAATTGGTGCTAAGTTTGTCAAGATATTACGTGATATTATTGTTAGAGATGTTAGAAAGTTATTACAAAATGTAACAAGAGATTTACAGAAATCACAAACAACCAAAAAATACGCTATCATTTCACAACTTTTAGAATCATTAATATTAATTACACGATTGGTAAGTGATTATAGAAAATGTAAGGAAGTAATTTCTGATATTGCCGCTATTATACAATTTGCACTAAGGGGACAAAGATTTACTTTACCACCTTTCTTGTCTGACTTGGCTGCTTTTAGAACGGGTTTTAACGACACAAGAGCGTTTTTAGAAGTAATTCAACAATTCCAAAAATATGGGGTTCCAACTGGTCCAATGCCAGATGGTAGTCCAAATTTATATATGTTAGCAATGAAAGGCATGATTGAAGGTACGGAGGCTGAGAGAAATAAAAACTCAAAAACAGTTGGTCTGTTACCATCATTAGTAATAACCCCAGCCGGTGTTACACTTAGAACACCATACACATCAATACCTGTTTAATATTATGAGTGGTAGTACAATAACTTTAGAAAAATTTAATGAAATCATAAGTGACCTTAAAAATCAAAGTAACGGTGAATTAGAACGAGTTATGGATTTTCTTAATGATGATTTCCAAGAAACCAAAGAAATGATAATAAATTTAACATATCATTTAGATAACATAGAGGAAATGTATAATAAAATTTTAAAAGAACACGAAAGTAGAATCAATGGACAAAGGTCTTAAAAAAATAATGTTTCCTGCTCAAGTTGTGGATAATCAAGACCCATATGTCTTGGGAAGAATTCGTTCATATCCATTAGACCAAAATATTAGAGCAACATTAGAAGCGTACAATTTTGATTTTGAGAGAGATGCTTGGGGTCCAAATGACCCGTTTGTTCAAATGCCATTGTTACCAATGTTTATTGCTCAAGTTCCTTTAATTGGTGAGAGAGTTAATTTGATTTATCAAAATAGTTTTTTCCCATTCCAAGACCAATATTATGTTCAAGGTGCTTTCTCAAGTCCAATGACATTACCTTATGAACAATTGTTAGCAGCAAACGCAAACACATCTTTGGGTGATAGAGTAAAATCAACTTTGGCTCTTAAAAATTTAGATGGAACATATCAAGATGTTAAATCAAGAGGTGTGTTTCCTGAACCTGGTGATAATGCGTTATTAGGTAGGGGTGCCGCAGATGTAATCGTTAAACCTGACACAGTAATGTTACGTGCCGGTAAAACAAAAAGATTAGATGTTAACAAACAACCAATTGGTAACCCAAACAGAGCGTTTGTTCAAATATCAGATTTTACAAACAAAACTGTTAATAGAGCCAAACAATCATTTCTTACATTACAAAATGTTAATCAACAAATTAAGAAATTAATTGAATGGGAAATTATTAATTTAGAAAACGAACAAGGCATATTCACAGGTGCCGTAAGATTATACGGACTCAAAGCCGTACCAAAAACATTAAGTGATAATATTAGTTTTGATTCCGATTTAGAAGATGTTAAATCTTTGGAATTTTACCAACCATTTGTGACACTATCATTTCAAAATGCTGTTGAATTTATTAACAACTTTATTTTAGGTTGTAATAATGGTCAAATACCAAATGGTCCGGCAATTACAAACCAATTCCCTCTTGTTTATAGACCAAATTTGGCGATAAGAAATATATTAACTCAAACAACCTCAACATCAAACCCTGTTGTATTTTCAAACGCAAGTAAGTTCACAAATAGTATTACTTTAAACCCTGGTTTGGGAGCAACAAGTTATACATTTGCAATTGTTAGAGAAAGAAATCAAGTTGGTAAACCAATTAAAGTTAATGTTGAAGAAATTACACAGAAGGACGTAGAATCGACTTACGGAACATATGGGGGTATGGGAGCTGATACATTGTTTTTATTGTCTTATTTGTCAAATAAACCCGTTGATTTAGAGGGTACACTATACGGTATAAGTCAGGATGATTTATTAGAAAAAATATTACCCCAAACATCATCGATGGTTCGTGGTGAAGAATTGATAGATTTGTTAAATTTGATTGTGAGATTTTTAGTTTCTCACGTTCACGCAATGCCTGGTGTTGCTCCCGTTCCTGTTGGAACTGATGGAAGTTCTGTAAATAATATACTATTCCAATTACAAAACGCGGCAAATAAAGTTTTAAATCCAAATATTAGAATTAATTGATATTTATATAATAAAGAATCAATGTCTATATTAAGGTCATATTTTAGCAAGAACAATACTCTTGAATTCAACAGTTATACTAACACAGGTAGAAACCCTGTAACACAACTATATTTTGGTAGTGATTTAGCAACATTTGCCCCAAGAGGTTTTACAAGATTTATTTTTGATTTGGATTTGGTATACCTACGTGAACAAATCACATCAGGTGTCATTTCCACAGGTTGTACTTCAGGAATGACTCACGTTCTAAATATGACAAACACGGCATCTTTTGATATTGAATTGTTAAATAGTACAACATCAGAAGGTTCAAGAAGAGCGAGTTCATTTGATTTAATTTTATTTAGAATTCCTGAATTTTCAGGTTCTACGGGTATTGCACAGGAATGGGATGAAGGTGTTGGTTTTGATTACGTTTATCAACCTGCAGTTGCCGAATACTCAAATAACCAACCATTTAGTGCTCGACCATCAAACTGGTTTCAAGGAACCACTTTAAATAATTGGTCTTACCCGGGTTTATACAACAACACAAACACAATTGTTGGTGGATTTTCAGGTTTAAATTACTCAGCCCTTACAATTGTTGATACACAACATTTTGAATTTGGTAATGAAGACATTACGTTTGATATGTCAAGTGAAATTAATGGTGTATTAAATGGTAGCATTACGGGTGTCACAGGTTGGGGGGTTGCTTATGTTCCTGAAATTGAAAATATTGAAGGGTTGACTGAAACATATTCTGTTGGATTTTTTACTCGACACACTCAAACATTTTATGAACCATATCTTCAAACAACATATGATGACATCATAAAAGATGATAGAAACCAATTTCCCGCTGGTAGAACAAATAAGTTATATCTATACGCATACTCAAGTGGGGATTTCATGAATTTAGATAACGACCCAACGGTATCAATTATTGACCCTGATGGTGTTGTAGTACCCGGAATGTCGGCACTTACCACTTGTTTAAAAACAAAAGGTGTCTATGAAGTAACCGTTCCACCTATTACAGGGTATTCAACCCCATGTCAATTTACTGACCAATGGTCTAACTTAGTTAAGGATGGTGTAACATTGAGTAATGTAGAAAATGAATTTGTTTTATTGAGTCAATCATCTGTTTATCAAATTGGTTATCAATCAAAAGACCCAATATTGTACGGTTTTGATTTCAGTGGTATCAAACAAAACGAAAAGATACTCAATACAGACATTAGGAAGGTCATGGTGACCATCAAACAAGCTTACACTAGTCAGATAGTGTTGAATGATATTGAAGCGTTCTATCGTGTTTATGTAAGAGAAGGTAATACTGAAGTACAAGTACAAGATTGGACACCAATAAACAGAACGCCAAATGAGTATTACTTTATGTTTGACACTAAAGATAAAATACCAAATCAATATTATGTTGATATTCGTGTAAACACTAGTGGTGAGAAAGATACTTATCAAAGACAATTAATGTTCCAAATCGTAAACAAAAAATGAAAAAAATAGTTAAACTCCAAGAATCAGATATATCTAGATTGGTTAATAAAATTTTATCTGAACAAAAAACTGAAAGATACATGTTCTTTAGTAATTTAGAACAATTACATAGACAAACAGCAATCTTACTTGATTTAGGTCAGGACGCTGTTGAAGGTATTTTAGACCATGGTCATGATTGGGCACAAGACCACGTTGCCGTTGCTAAAGAAAATATAGACCAAGTATTTGATTTTATGATGAATGAAATCAATACTGACCACATGAGTGATAATTCAGTTGGTAATGAGGTCATAATTGATGAAGGAAAGAAAAAAACAGGAACAAAACTTTGTGCTCGTGGTAAATCCGCAGCAAAGGCAAAATTTGATGTTTATCCTTCAGCATATGCTAACGGATACGCAGTACAAGTTTGTAAAGGAAGAATGCCTGGTTTAGATGGTAAAAAACATTGTTCAGGTTCCTATTGTTAATATCAAAAACAATTTATATCTTTGAATCCTATTAATATTATGAAAGAATACAAACACGCTTTTAGAAGATGGATTCAACGAATGTACATAGATTCCGTTAGAAAAATGGACTATGAACGAGGTCATAGAACAAAGTATGAACTTGATTGTATAGCAATTTGTAAAAAACTTATTGATAAACCCGACAGTCAACTTTTGATGACTCCTTTATCAAATAAAAAATACATTCATAGTCCTGAAAATTCAATTTTTATTACAATTGAGGGTAATACGATAAATGTGATTAATCACAAATATTCATACACAGTAGTTGTTCAGGACAAATCCAAAGAAGAAATTGTAAACCATTTTAATGAAGTCTTAGAAAATCAAAGGTTGAAAATGGAAGAAGAAATAACTTCGAATATTAAACATTCCCTTAAGAATATTTTATACACATTAAACTGACGGACAGTTTTTGTTGGCTAAGTCGATTTCTTCCACTCCCTCAATAAGTCCTATTCTGTGTAAGACACAATAGTATCTTGGGTTCTCATTCAAGTGTTGTTGAGCAATTCTTTTTGCGTCTTTAACATTTTTCACTTCTCTTGATTCGAATAAAGTTCCCAACTCTATCATATTACTCTTCCTAACTTGCTCTTGGAGGATGGACTTAATTGCTTGTCTCATACCTTCATTTTTAGATTTCTTTGGTTTATAAGATGTCATTACAGGTTTTTGTCCTTTTCCTGTTTGAGTATCTTTCTTTTCAGCATTTCTTTTTTGTGAACACGCAGCTCTTTTTTGAGAATCACTCATTTTACCTGCAACACCTGCCGCTCTACATTTAGGGTAAGCACCTTTTGAAGTATCCGACCTTCCACATGGGGGGTGTTTACCATTTTTGTCTTTACTACAAATGTTTACCCACGGTCCTTTTGGTTGTGAACTACCTTTTGGTTTTTTCTTTTTACCAAACCACACGGCTAAATCTTCATTTATTGGAGTAACATTATCTGAATTATTCTGATGTAAAATACTCATTTCCAATATTTGTTTTTTAGTAATTTTCATGTATGTTTTAGTTAAAATAATACGAACCACACATAAATATAATTACAAATGGAAAATAACTTGGAAAGTACTAAAAAAAATGAAATAATTGGAAATCTTTTTGAAACTATCAATTATTCTTCAACGGAACAATTAAATACATTCATTGATAGTATGACTCATGACCAAGCAATATATTGTTTAAAACAGGCAATAGTGTGTTGCCATAATAGAGGTGCCTTTACTTTAGAAGAAAGTGAGGCTGTTTCTAAATCATTAAGATTACTTCTAAACTGATGACTATATTATTCAGCTGGTGGCCAATCTATTGTGTCAGACACTGTTAGATTTGTAGAAGCTGTACTATAGGTAAATTCAATATACCAAATATTAATAGTGGTTGATGGTGGAATTTCATAATTATCAATGGTTACGTTATTTGAACATTGCTCAAATGATATCACACCATAGTTGGTTGAAGAAGTATTTGTTATTGTTGATTTTTTACAAGCCATAATTTTTTATTTAAATATAAATATCTATTAAATAAAAAAAGGGGACTTTTGGTCCCCTTTTCTTTTTATGAATTTTTGAGATTATCTCAATTCTTGTAAGTTGAATGTTCTTACACCATCAACTGTTACTCTACCATAGAAACGGTTGTTAACCATTTTCTTAGCGTATCTTGTCATGATACCCTTGATAGGTGTGAAGTTGAATGGGTTATACATAGTTGGAGTCAACTGTAAAGGAACATATGGAGCGTAGATGTAACCAGTATCCAACAAGCTTGTACCTTTGTGTCCAATCAACACTTGGTTAGCTGGGAAGTAAGGGTCACGATACACTTGGTATCTTCCTGACAATGTACCGATTCTTTCAATACCCATGTTGTATTGGTCTTGGTCAGGAGCTGCGTTTGATACGTGGAAGTATTCCAAATCATCAAAGATAGCTGAAACTTCAGAAGATACAACAATCCAGTTAGCTCCACCTCTCAATGTTGATTTGTGGATTTGAGCTGACAATTGGTTAATAGCAGTAATCAAAGTTTGGTTCCAATCTTTTTGTGTGTATGGAGTAGTTCCAGAAGACGCTAATCTCTTCCAACCGTTGTAATCCCATCTCAAGTTCCATGCTGCACCTTTTCTCAAATCACGTAAGATTTCTCTATCGATTTCAGCCGCAACTTGTTCTGATAATAAAGCTGTTAATTCAGCTTCAGCATCAATGTTGTGGAATGCTGCAACGTCTTGAGCTAATTCAGGAGACCATTGAGCTCTTAATTTTCTTTCTGTAACTGAAACAGTAACTGATTCAAGGTCAAAAGAAACTTCACCGATTTGGTCTTCAAATTCCAACTCTTTGTACAATCTGTAAACCGCGATGAATGCTGAGTTAACTGAAGTTGTTGATGAGTATGTTGAACCTGTGTAACCATCAGGAGTTGTTTGACCACAAGAAACACAAACTGGTTGTTGTAAATCAATTTCTAAGAAAATGAAACCGTTAGCATCACATACGTTGTAGAAAGAACCACCTGAGTTAGCGTTATAACTACCAGGACCATTAGGGAAGTTAACCGTTACATTATTACCATATTGAACAATACCTTTACCATATCTTTGAGTTACTACTCTAAATAAGTAAGGAGCTGAAGCGTTAGCTGCAGTTGTTGGGTTAGTTGAAACACCAAAAATGTTCAAACCTGACAAGAATTCTTCAGTATCCATAGTGTTACCGTTAGGACCAATCAATTGACCAGCACCTGCACTTGAGAATCCACTCATAACGATAATTACTTTTCTATAATCATTTGTTGAGTATCCAGTAGGAACTAAGTAACCAGCCGCATCCCATATGTAAGTCACTGTTGATGCAGTAACCGCAGTCCACTGACCTTTAGAGTAATCAAACAATCCTGGTGGGTCCAAGTTTGGTTCGTTACCTTCGTAGAATAAGTCATACAAATCTTTGTTAAAGATAGGATTGTAATCACCAGTACCTGAATTGTAACCAGCATCTGGATTACCTTGATAGTTTCCTGGAGAACCTATTGGAGCGTAGTGTGAACCACTATCACCAAAGTATCCGTTAGTAGAAGTACCACCAGAGTAACCTTGAATTTTAGGTACGAAGTAGAACAATTTACCGATAGGTAAGTTCATTGCTTGTACAGACACGATGTCGTTAGCTAATAATTTAGAGAATACTCTTCTCACGATTGGGAAAACAACTGTTTCAAAAGAACCAGAGTCAGAAGTTGAAGAAGCCTCATTGATTAAGTGTGAAGCTTGGTTTTCGTACAACTGTGCTACGTTTTCTTTCATGTGACCTTTTAATCCTTCCAAAAAGCCAAGTTTATCCCATTTGTTAATTGTGTCTTCTTTGATAACTTTTAAGTGTTTCAAACCAATGTTACCAACAAGACCGCTTTCTAATAATGCACCCATTTTAATTTTATTTTGTTTTTAGTTTTATGTTTATTTTTATTTTACTATTTTAGACATAATATCTTTCATTCTTAAGAATTGTGGATTTTCATATGTCTTAGATTCAATCAAATTTTGAGCTGAACCCGATACTGGAGATTTTTCAATCTTAGACATAGATTCAGTTACAACACTTTGATTATTGTTATTTAATTCATTTTTAATTGAGCTATATAATGATTTAGATTCTTTTAAAGTTTCAACATCATCAAATCTTCTTAAGATATTAATCTTTTCTTGTTTTGTAGTTGTATGTTCAGTAAACAATCTTGTAGCATATGCCAAGTTTGAGTTGAAGACTGCAACTTCATTCAATTTATCTCTGAAAATGTTTAAAGCTTTTCTATACTCTTCATTCTTTTCTCTCAATTGAGTTACTTCTTCAGAAAGTGCTGAATTTGGTTTAACTTTCATTTTTGGTAAACCTTTTCTCATTGGGTAGTTTCTCGTACCGTTTGATAATGTTCTTGCAGCTTCTTTAGTTTCCTCTTTTTCGTAATCTTTTTTACCTGGATGTGTTTTAGACTTATCACCTTTGTTACCACCAACTTTTCCTTCGTAGTCTTTGTAGTGACCTTTAACGTCTCCTGTCTTATGACCTTCTTTACGTTTGTATTCGTCTTTATTACCTCCAAATTTTTTAGCTTCAGTGTATTCGAATTTTTTAGGAGATAAATTCATACCAACTCCTTTAGCTCTACCTTTTGGTTCGATAGCAGCTTCTTTAGTTTCCATTTTTTTACCTTCTTTGTATTCGAATTTTGCTGTTCCGGTTTTAACACCTTTACCCACTACAGGTTTGGACATCATGGAACCTTCTTTTGTTTCCATCTTTTTTGCTTTATTTGTTAATGATGATTTAGTTAATTTTCCCATAACAGGTTTAATAGTCATCTTACCTTCATTCATGTCTTCCATATCATCATCATCTTCTTCGTCCATTTCTATTTCATAAACAACTTCATCTTCACCTTCTTCCATCTCTTCAGATTCTTCCATTTCCATTTCTTTCATGTATTCTTCTTCATCCATAGATTCGGTTTGGAACATACTTTGCATTAACATATCTAATTCTTCATCAGACATTTCTTCTTCCATTTCCATTCCCATTCCTTCCATTTCTTCAGATTCTTCCATTTCCATATCCATATATTCTTCGTCCATAGTTTCTTCTTCCATGTCACTTTCCATTTGGATAATGTACTCAGCGTCTTCGTTCTCATCTTCTAAAGTAATTTGGTCATCGTCTTTTTTTACGATAATACCATCATCATCACTCATAGATTTGAAAACCTTTAAAATCTCATCATCAGATGCGTTTGTAAGGTCAATTGGTTGTTCATCTTCCGAGTCCATATCAAAATCCATTTCCATACCCATGTCGTCAACGTCCATTCCATCTTCATCGTCCATATCCATGTCGATGTCCATTTTATCTTCGTCTCCCATGTCATCCATAGAATCCATTTCAATACCAATCTCGTCTTCTGCTTGTTCGTTAGTCTCTTTCTTTAAAGACTCTTTTACTAATTCTGCGATTTCTCCCTTCATTGTAGAAGCAAGTATTCCTTTTGCATTTTCAGTCACTACTTCTTCTAAATTTTTCATTTGAAGTAATGCTTCCTCGACTAATGACTTTTTGTCTGCCATATAAATTTTATAATAATTTACATAATAAATATATCCCAACTCAAAAAAAGTTGGGATTGGGTTGGCAGAAACCCAAAATAAATAAAAAAACCCCTCTGTTAGGAGGGGTTTTGATTAATCTTCAATAACTTCGTCAATCTTACTTTCCGATACCGCTGTGATTCTCCAATCATGTTGGAACCCCGTGTATCGTGAGGTAACCTTGGCTTCTACATCGGTTACCGAGTAACCTTTCACCAATTTCTCTTCTCTAATCTTCTTCAATTTTCCTGTGTTTTCATCAGGTAGTTCGTACTGAACTTTCGCTACAAAATATTTTTCATCCATGTTTTTAATATTATTTGTCCAAATAATGGTTTAATTTTTTCAATAAGTCAATAGAGCGATTCATTCCTTTTTCACTCACCCCAATATTTGGTGTTCTCAAATTCTTTTCCTCATCTAAATTTTCTTCAAACTTGTTTCTATCCTCAACGTTTGTGAATAGGTATGCTCCTGGTGTAGATGGAGATGATACCAAATCAAAACAAATTAATTCAAAGTCATCTTGTACTTCATTTTGTTCACCCGTCTTTTTCAACGAACCAACACCACGTGATGAAATACCCAAAGTAACACCTTGTCTTAACAAGTTTGCCGCTTGGTCACCCTTTGTAGATACAATACCTCTTTCGTGGAATCCAGGTGATGTAAGGAGCTTTAATTTACCCATAAGTATGTGTCCGTCCCACCATACGTCATTGATAAGGTGAGATACTCTGTCAAGGTCAATTAATGATGATTCAGGGTGGTTTAGTTCAGATAGTGCCGTTCCTTTGGCAATCATCTTCTTGTAGTTGTCCGCTTCTCTTTTGAGAATCTTTTCAGGATACACTCTACCATTACGGTTTGGTGTATTGTATTTTTGTAGTACGGCATAGAATTCAAATGGTTTTGAATAGTCCAACATGTTTTTGTTGGCTTGCTCTAATAAATTCTTATTGTGAGTTTCAGTTGGGGAAATATATCCCGCATCCATTTCAACCAATATTCCTTTACCTGTATCTTGTGGTCCTAATATTTTCATAAAAACATTTTAATAATAAATACCATCAAATTGTATCTTTTATACACAATCCCACTTGTTCTTAAGTCTAAGTCAACAATATTCGTATCTTTGAATGTGTCATTGTCCGCAATTTCGTAAACTGTGTGTTTTATGTTTCTACTAAAGTTACCTACAATGCGTTCCCACTTTTCATAATTTTCTTTTGGAGATACCCAACTTTGTAAGTTTAGATATACTGATTTGAAATTTTTTGAATCAACTGTACCATAACTCACTTTTGAATCACTGAACCCAATGATTCGTGCCGTTTTCCCTTTTTTCATTAATAATCATTTTAATTACATTTATTTGTTGATAAAAATTAACCAATTTTGATTATCAAGTCAAACTTTTTAACATATTTGAGTTATTTAATAGAATATGTTAAAAGTAAAAATAGAAAATGGTCAGAATTTGGAGAAAGCCTTAAAAATTCTCAAAGGAAAAGTAATCAAAACAAAACAAAATGAAAAGTTACGTGAAAGATTACAATACGAGAAAAAAAGTGTTTCAAAAAGAAATCAGAACTTGAAATCCAAATACGTTCAGTCCCAAAAAGATAAAGATAATTTATAAATTGTTGTGGAGATTATATAATCTCACATAATTGATTTTTGAAAAAGTATCAGACTGAATCTGGTCGATAGTTTCCTGCAATTTCTTACTAGTTACGTCATCTAAAGATTCGGTGATGTTACTCAATTTACCAATAGTCTTTGATTTTAATTCATCAAATTCTTTCGAGAGTTCCACATCTTCTGTCATTAATACTTTAGACAAATCTCTTTTAGAATCCTCATCTAAATTATCGATGTATCCTTTAATTGATTTGTTGGCTATGTTTAATAAAGTTTCTATTGGTAAATCAATATGAGATTTAGTCTCAGATGACTCACTCAATAAACTAATCAACGCTTTTTTACTTGTAACAGTTTCCATTATTTTATCAGGAGTACTGTAAACAATATTGTCAATATCTTTGTAGTTGTTTTCACATACAACATCTTTTACCCAATACTCAATTTTTTGAGTATTTAATTTTGGGCAAATTTTTTCAATTTGTCTTAAAGACTCGTTGATATAGGCTTCAGCAAGTTCTTTATCTAAACCTTTGTTTTTAGACAATTCTGTATAAATGAAAAACATTGTGCTGGCATTTTTATTTTCCAACACCAACTTGTTAAAGTTTTTCAACTCAAGTTTAACTGTTTCATTTACATAAGAGTTAATCAATAACTCTTCTATTTTGCTCATTAATTGTCCAAATTTCATAATAGGTTTTATTAATAAATATATCAATCTATTAGTTTTCTAAGAGATTCTTCAATAACTCCCAAAGAACGACTTCCTTTTTCTAAATCTATATCGTCTACACCGTAAACATTATCTCTTTCTAAGATTAGATTCATGTCTTTTTTAACTGACTCAGGTGTTACTCCAGCAGGTGCTGGTGGTGTTTCACCTGCCGCTGGTATTGCCTCAGCCGGTGGTTCTGAACCTCCAAATGCCGGTGGTTCACTTCCAAAGTCACCAAATCCTGATTCAGTGGATGTCTCAGTTTCAGTTGCCCCTGTTGTTGTTTTATTACCATACAATCTATCAACATTGTCGAAGATACCTGTTTTGGTAATAACATTACCAGTATTTTGAATTTCAATTGATACTGCTTTCTCCAATCTTTGTTGTTGTAAATCCAACTTAATTTCTTCATCAGAAAATCCAAGAATGTGTTTCTTAGCCCAAGTTTGTGATGTTGGTGCAATACCTTCAATTGGAGCAACGGCATCTTTATATAACAACATTTTTTCTTTCCATACGTCAATGGTAAGAAGGTCAGCTTGTTTAGATGGGTTAGTTAAACTCAATTGGAATGAACCCAACTCATCTTCAAATCCTAATAAGAATAAGTGAATGATGGCAATCTTATTAAGTTCAGCAACCATAGATTTTTGAATTCTATTAATTGTACGAGCAAAACGAATATCTTGTAATGATAAGTTTCTACCATCACCAACAACTTCTTCAAATCCTAAAAATGCTTTTGGAATTCTAAGTGCCGTTAAAAGTTTCTTTTGAATGTATTCAATATCGGCAATCTCCGATAAGTTTTGTGCTCCTGGTAAAGTTTCAATTGGGTTTGGTGCCGATGGGTCACGAACAGGAATAAAGAAATCTTGGTCAACCGCCATTTGATTAAATCTCATATCCACGTTTCCTGTTTGTGGGTCAGTTATTTGGTCTTTTTTAAACTGTTGAGCAAATCTTTGAACATATGGTTGAATATCCGCATCGTCCATGTTACCCACAAACACTTTAAACACACGTCTTTCAGGTGCTCTTGATGTTCTGTAAACCAACATAGCGTCTTCAGCCAATACCAACTGTTTCCAAGTACGTCTTGCCTTTTCTAACATTGATGTACCATAAGGAAGTTTTCTATCATCACCCAATAATCTGAAGTGAGCAATCTCCCAACTGTTAAATTCAAGTTGTTTGTTTTTCCAAGTAAATGTTAAACTTTTTACACCGGCATTTGAAGCCATTGCCCCACCATATCCTGATGTTGCTCTTCCTTTCATACCAACCTCAATACGTTCAACCTCAATATTTGGTAATTGTAAACAACCAACCACACCTTTTTCAGGGTCCAATTTTAAAAATACAAAGTTGTCACCATATTTGGATGTGTTACGAGTCCACATTGGTAAGTTTGTGTTAATATCCAATGCGTTGTTAAACAAGTCACCCAAGACCGCTTTAATCCTTGGCGAATCACAATAGATTTGTAACATGTATCCATTTTCATCTACCGTTGTAGATTCTTCAGCGTATGTGTCAAGAGCTGCAGAAATCTCAGGAGTATACTCCATTGATTCGTAATCATAGTATGATGCCAAACGAGTTGGTTCATAATACACAGCCTGACTATAAAGATTATTTTCAATCTTAGCCCATTGGCTTGCAATATAAAAAGTTTGTTGAGCTTGGAGTTTTTGTTTATCGTACTCGGCTTTATCTTGAGTTCTTAATAATTCTTTTTTATCAAACTTATATGTTGGTATATCTTGACCTAACAAAGAATTAGGTCCTAACTCTTGGGACAACCTTTGCCATATTGTCAAGTTTTTTTGTTCCATATTAAAAATTTAATTTATATTATTTTTTTATCAACGCTTCATACCGCCGAATAACCATAAATACTGTTCATAATCTTTTTGTGATGGTTGATTTCTATACACCGGATTATCCTTGAAGTTTGTATTTGGCATCGATGGATTAAAATGTTGTTCTTTTGGTGGTTCGTGAGAATGAACTGTCCATGATTCCAACATTGTTTTGGCTTGTTGTGTAACTTTGGTAAGTTGTGAAAAAGATGAATCAGAAACATAAATTGACATCGCCAAAGACATAATTAAATCATCATGTTGTCCCTTCATGTGGTCTGGTCGTCCATTGATATAAACAAACGTATTCATTTCATTCAATAATCTTGATGAATGAACTTTTAATCCGTGTCTTAAACTTTCTTCAAGTGCTGCAATAATTTGAACCCTTTTGTTGTTAAAATTAATGCCAGGTATTTTTTCAGCCGCTTTTGGGTCATACTTCCATTTGTTTCCAAAATCAACACCATCAACATACAAATCTTTGTATCCAAGTTCTTGTAGTTTTCTTGCCGTTGCAACACCCATACCACCCGTGATATCAATTACGATAAAACAGTTGTACATATTACCCCATTTGTAAGCAATCTCCGCCAGTACATCAGGAGGGAGTTTTCCAACGTATTCAGCAACCTGTTCCTTATCATCAAAGTCATAAATTTGGAATGTTGAGTAATCTTCAGAATCCCCACGAGAAACGTCCACACCCATAATATATCTGTGACCCATCTCAGGTTCTTTCCATATCCAAAGTCCACCACCCATCATTTTATTGATAGGTTCTTTAATCATATTGTCGGTTATGTTCTTAATCAAATTTGCATCAAATACGTTATCACCTGAACCCAAGAAGTTACATTCCAATTCCTGAGAAACTTTACGTTTGTCGTACTTAAGTTTTTTAACCATCGCCTCAAACCAAGATGAACATGGTTTGTAACCCAATTCAAAATAAGCCTTTAACTCATCGTAGTTTCTTTCATACGGGTCACGTCCTGAAAAATCAATTATTCTATCGGCAGTATATTCTTCTCTGTTTAATAAGAAATGAATAATCTCATCCGTCTTAACCAAATATAAATCTTTAGTATAACGTGGGTCACGATACCAAAACATTTCTGTAATTTTGAAATCGTTCATTCCACGATTGGCTTGTTCGTAGATTTCATAGTAAATTGGGTCGTATCCGTTTGGTGTTGATACAACAACAACTTTACCACCCGTAGACAACGAAGCCATACAGGCAGCCCAGAAATCACCATCAGCCTCAATATACGCAGCTTCGTCAAATATCAACATAGTTGGGGTATAACCACGAAGTGCATCTTTTGATGTTGCAACCGCCTTAACTTCACAACCATTAGTTAACTTAAAGTGTCTTGCGGCGTTTTTGTCAGGTGAAAATCCAACACCTACCCAAGCAGGCCATTGTTCGGTAAAACCACGAATCTTGTTCGCCATTTCCACCGCAGTATCCAATTTGTTTGCAATAATCAAAACCTTTTCAGGTCTTTGTTTTGATGCAAATACAAGTCGTTTACTTGCCCAAGCGGCGGTTACCGTAGACACACCAGCCTGACGATATTTT